AGTAAAGACTTAGCTCGTCTGTATCAATCTCAATATCTAACGCTTGCTCAAGGCACTCACTAAGCTGAGAAATTTTACGGCTTAGCTTGTCCTTGTAGTTAGTTCTACCTTCAGTCTCGTCAAGCAACTCTTGCAACAGCGTGATAGTTACAAAAATCTTTAGCTCAAGGCGACCCTCTTCTGTGTACTCAGTCATTACACAAGGTTGTCAATTAATAAATCCGATTGATCCTTTGCTAGCTTGTCCTCATACCAGAAAGCTTTTTCTAGATCAGACTCCCAACTTGCCTTGTCTTTTCTTCCGGCTCTCATGCGATATTTAAATGCATTAAGCTCACAGAAAGCAAGCCATTTCTCTTTGCCAAAAACATCGATCATCATTTCCCAGACCTCTTTACTACCATGCTTGTAGTGTGATGGGTTTACTTCAGCTTCAACTGTCATAGCAACTTCACTTGGTTAACTGAAAATGTTTCGCTTGTGTGTAATGAAGATATACGCATCATGTATTCAAGCGCCTCTCCTTCATCGTGAGTAGCAAGCAGCGCTTCTGCACCACCTTCAACTCTGTTTACCATGACAACGTATATATCGTCACGCCTTAGTAGGCATCTAAGCCAACTCTTAATTGCATTCATTTGTTTTTATTTATAGGGTTAATAGTACTCCCACCAAGAATCGAACTTGGATCTAGAGTTTAGGAAACTCTTGTTCTATCCGTTGAACTACGAGAGCAAAAAAAAGGGCGGGCTTTACACCCACCCTCTATTCATTTAGAATGGCAGAACGTCCTCTTGTTCCTTCTTAGGTTGTGATTGGTTCTCAACCTTTTCAGCAGTCTTAATACTGCCATCAGTCCATACAACCTTACCGTTCCCAGTGTAGTTGCGCTTCACTTTAGCATCACGCTCCTCTTTAGTTTGAGCGTCATAGATACCACAGTTGTCACCAAAGTCTGACGTATCATCATTGATGTTCATAGTGAAGTTATAAAACTGATCACCACTCTTTGACCTCTGGATTTTATCCTTCGGTAGTTTGTTCAAATTAATTGAACCTGAAATTAATGTTCCCATTTTACTAGTTTTTAGGGGTTTATAAATCAAATAGTTTCTACGTGATAATATTCATCGTGAGATGTACCACTCTCAAGGAAGTCGGTGATACGGTTCACTGCTTTGTCGAATTTAGCCTTGCCAAATCGCAAGGTATCTTCGCTAGCGTAATACAATCCTACTGCGTAAGGGTAGGCTTTCTCCTGGGCAACCCATCGGAAATCCTTAACACCTAGCACCTCACTATACATGTAAGCTTGTATGTCGTATCCAAAATCTCTAATTGAATACCTAAACTTGCTGAGCTTTTGAGTGGTCTTGGAGTCTGTTATGTACCCATCTCCAAGTACATCTAAGAACCCACGCACAGGCACATCTCCGATGAAGTCATTGAACTCGTGCTGAGTATCTCCTTGCAGAGCTATCTCATGTACGCCTGTTATCTTTAGTCGAGCTATCATCTCCTTAGCTTTCTTAACGTCATCAATCGGAGCTATAGTCTTCCCAAGTTCTTCAAGCTCAGACAACCATTCACCATATGCTTTGGTTCTCTTCGGAGCTTTACCGCCTATCTTCTCACAGATCTCGCTGTCATCAGCGATTGTAAACTGATCATCAAAATCTTCTGGAGTCAATAGCATGCAGTCGTATAGCTTCCCAAAGCTTAGTGCCGGGCTATCGAACTTGAGTTGATCACGCATCTTCATTTCAAAGAGGCGCATATCTTGCAGCGCTAGCTTGATAGAGGAGTAGGAAAGGTATCCCTTCCCATACTCCTTACTGATCTTCAATGCTAAATCCATTAGGATATTTTTTCAGCTAACTTACCTAGGTTCTCAAGCTGTTGCACTTGCTCTTTGGTAAAGTCACCACCATACTTTTTGATGATTTGCTTTACTGCCGCAGCTTTATTCTTCGACGCATCGATATGCTCCATAGCTTTGCTGAATAGCTCACCAGGTTTAGCTTTAGGTGCAGCTTTCTTCTTTGTAGTAGTGCTTACTGCTTGCTTGCCGTGATCATTAGTAGCATCGCTGTCTTTTGTATCATCGATACAGAATAAACCATTCAATGCGTACTTCCTAGCGTAGCTTGATGCTGCCCCAGTTACCTGAGATGCATCCATGCCCTTCTTACTTGCCTCTTCACGTGCAAAGGCAACAGTGACTACCTCTTGCTCACCATCAGTTAGGCGAGCAGTAGCTTTGACATAGATGCGATCTCCGATTAACTGAATCTCATCCGACAACGTCAGGATAAGTCCTTCTTTATTTACTAAAGGTTTAACTGCCTCTAAAATATCTTCAGCACTTCGGTACTTGTACTTCCCGAAATTATTCATCTGGCCTTTCGGCGCTTTCAGATTCTGCTGAATCTTACTTAGCTTTTGTACTATCTTCATAGTCTTTCTTATTAAATTTAGATTTAAATACTTCGTAGTGGTAGGAATCATCTAGGTGTAGTGACTCCTCAGTTTCTACTTCTCGTAGAGCTGTAAACATTTCTTTGGTTCTGCTCATAGCTGACTTTTAAATTCATTGTATTTAACTGCCCACTTAGGGTTGCGAGACTTGCCTTCACCGTTTAAATCTAGTAGGTGAAATTGCTGAATGTCTACCTTCAATGCTGTGCATACATCCTTGAATGGGATCTTAGATTCTCTGTATAGATACCTAGCAGTAGCTGTTTGACTATCAAACTCAGAGTCAAAGACTAAAGATGCTACTCTTGTGATGTGATTGATGTTTGTGCTGCTCATAGTGATAACAAATCTAATAATTACTAACGGTGTTTGCAAATATTCTGATTAAAATATTAATCTAAAAACTCTTCCCAATGATCATCGAATTCTGCTTGCCATTTTTCTTCTTGGAATCTCTTGTTGCCCCAGTCTAATACATCTTTTTTATAAGAAGATAGTTTAGGCTTTTCTTTTTGTGCTAGTAACCTAGCTACATATTTAAGTGCATTGCGTACATGAGATTCACTCATGTCATCTATCAATAACTTCTCACCGGTCTTTGTTGTCCAGGTTTCTTGGCTCATAGCTGTAGTGTTAAATGGTTTTTAATTTAATTCAGCAGAACGCAAGTGGATCTCGTCACGTATGAATCTGTTCTTTGCTCCAATCGGACTCTCCATTTCAGAAGCTAAGTCCAATACGTTCTGCATAAACGTATCATCGAAAGGGGTAGTCAGATAGTATGATCTGACTATAAACCCCTTGCTATATGTGATGGTTGTATCGCTCATGACTTGTCGATTAGTTTGATTTGATCGTCACAATCTTCAATAAGAAGCTCCATAAAGTGATCGAGGCGATCTAAAAGATTATCCATACCCTTACGACCATTCGGAAAGTATTCCTGGCGATTCTGGACAGCCTCTTTAAAGGCTAACTGGATACGCTTGTTCGTTGATACGAGTGTTGTTTTTTCGGTCAATGTAAATTCAATGCTGACTGATATTTTTTTCTCTAGTCCCATAGTTCTATATTTTATTTAGATTTAGTTGTAATGTATTCAGGAAAATCTACTGGATTAATAGATGAAAAATTCTTGTAGACATCGAATGGTAGGTTGACTACTAACTCAGTTTGATTTAGCATCGCCTTTAGTGTTGTGATGTCAAACAATTTATGATGCAAGTTGCTATCCTCATCAAGAGCAATAGATTTCAAGGCTACTTCAAGTAGATTCAGAGCCTCTGTTAAAATTTCCACTTGTTCTCCAGGTATTACTTGACTTATTTTTTTCTGCGTTCCCATAGTTCTATATTTTATTTGGTGATTCTGTAAATTTTAATCTATCAATTGTAACTCGAATGTAGTGTCCAGACAAGTCAACGCTTTCTTCTTGAAGGGCTACACCCATCCAAAGCTGATGCTTATGAAACTTATGCTGATCGGCTAAGGACAGCTTGTGATATTCAATGATACCAACCTCATAGTCTCCGGCAATCTCGCACATCGCTGTCTCTTCAACCTTATCAACAAGTCTTTGCGTAGGTCGCTCTTCAAATCCAACAGATTTACTTGGCGAAAAGAAAATCACAACCTCAGTGTCGCTGTGCCATTCCAAGATAGCTTTGATGCTATGCTCATACTCCGCTATGCAAATGAAATCTCCGACTCTTAGACTTCTTGGACAAGCTGTATATACTCCGTTCTTCATAGTGTTAATCATTTTATTCCATAAAACCATCAATGTAAATCTTCCCAAGCGTGATTTCCCTGGCCCATCCACCATTATGATCCATAATTTCATCGAATTCCATTCCACCACAGAACCTTAAAGG